GAAAAGCTTATTTCGTCCGCAATTCAAAACGGCGGAATTGTGGGCAGGCTTGGGCGTGCGTTTTTCGACGATTATTATTTTAGAACTCACGCCGCGCCTTTGAAAATTGACCTTCAAACCATCGCGTCTTCGCAAACCCGCGAAATTAACGTATGGAACGCTTTTCCTTTTACCGCAGCAAGTCTTGAAGACATTTTGATAAGTCAACCGGCAGGAATAACAATCGAAGGCCAAGCGGTGCCGTATTTGATGCTGCCGCTTAAAGAATTGACTTACGAAGTAACAATAGGTGTTTCGGGGTCGCCTAACATAAACGCCGAAATTCAATTTTATTTCGGAAACGTGCCAAATCCGCCGTTTATTTTAATTGTCGGAACGCGCGCCGTTAAGTTCGACCTTGTGCCGGAAGTTCCGGTAAACGAAACTTGGGAATGGTTAAGCGACAATATTATAGCAATCGACGGAAGCGAACAGCGCATAGCACTTCGCGGCGAAGTTCCGCGTATTGAAATTCAGTCGAAAGTTATTTTTGATTCTGTCGAAGCCATCCGGCGTTTTTATGCCGACCTTATGGCCGCTATCGGTCGCCTTTGGATTCCTGAATTTCAGTACGCGACGCGAACCAACGGCGCAAGCTTGGCGGGCGGCTTTTCCGTATTCTTCGACAATTCGAAGACGGACGTTCGCGCGGGCGAATATATCTTGATTCAAACGCCGCTGAATACTGCGCTTGTCGAAGTCGATACAATCGAAACATTCGGGGCCAATCTTACGTCGGCACTAACGTTTGATATTCCGCAATCGTCGCTTGTTATTCCGGGTTCGCCTGCGCTTATTTCGGATAATACAGCGATTGCGCGCTATCCGACGAACGATGCCGCCGAACTGCAACTAACGTCTAAGCTTATTCGCCAGCGTTCGCAATTGGCGCGACCCGGCGCAACCGTCGTACTTGAACAGTTCGGCGGCGTTCCTGTTTTGACGAAACGACCGCTTGCGAACGACCTTGTACGCGACGAAGTTTCAACCGGCCAAATTTCGCTAGATAACAATGTAGGCGCGCAAGATATTATTTCGCGTTGGGATTATAGCCGCATCGGCGGGCCGCGAAGCTTCAAGGTTAACCGTATTTCAAACGCCGAAGAAATGGATTATTGGAAAGAAATTCTTTCGTATGCACGCGGACAGGCGCGCAAGTTCTGGATGCCCACATATCGAACCGACCTTAAAGTAATCGTTACGCCTGCGGACGCTGCGACTAACTACACGGTCGAAGGCACGCAATACGGCGAAAAGATTTGGCCGATTGTTACGCATCGTTATATCGAAATTGAAACAACGGGCGGCATTCATCGAACGACAATCATTGGCGCAAGTGTCAACGAAGACGGCAATTCGGTTATTCTATTCGACCCGGCTGTTCCAACGGGGCCGGAATGGATGGAAGTTAAACGAATTTCGTATTTGTTGCCTGTACGCCTTGCCGACGATAAAGCAGAATGGAAGCATTACGGGTTAGAATCAATCCTTAATCTTTCGATTAGAACGGCGGAACCTTAAATGTCTGATTACGACGACAAAGAAGAAAGCGTAGGCGACAGCGCGCCTTACGAACTTTACGAATTCGCGGGCACTTACCGTAATTATTACATGACTACGGACGCGCTGCCGCATGTTTTCAATAGCCAAACGTTTAACCCCGTCGCGGGTTTGAAGCGCAGTACGCTAAAAGTTGGAACGCACGAAGACGATAACTTAGATATGACGATTCAAATTCCGATTATCGAACAAATCGTTAAAGATTATGCGTTTCAAACTACGCCGCCTTCGTTGGTATTGACAATTTATCGCTTGCAGCGCGACGCCGCAACTTACGTCGCATACTGGAAAGGGCCGATTGCTTCAATTTCGGTTGACGATGAATTTGCAACGTTCAGAACGCCAAGCAAGTTCGGTTCGCTTTTGTCCGGCAATATCCCGAACGTTTACATACAACCGCCTTGCAATAACGTTTTGTTCGACGAACTTTGCAAAGTAAGCCGCGTAAGCAATTCGCTAGATACGCAGGTTTCGGCGGTCGAAGGTCGCAACATTTCCATTCCGTCGCTTGGCGGCTTTCCCGATGGTTGGTTTGTCGGCGGCGAAGTCGCAATACCTGCGCGCAACGAACGTCGAATGATTGTCGCGCAAGCCGGGGCAATCCTAACGGTAAATTACGAATTCGCGCGTATTTCTGTCGGCACTTCGGTTCAGGTTACGGCAGGTTGCGACCATTCGTACAACGGGGCCAACGGTTGCCCCAAGTTCAACAACCAACCGAACTTCGGCGGTTGCCCGTTTGTTCCGGGCGAATCGAATAACGTATTTCAAAGCGGGGTTCATTAACAAATGTGGATTGCAATTGTCTTCGTCGTCGCCTTCTTGCTTATGGCGGCGCTTATGCCGAAACCGAACGTCGAAAACGCACGCGCGGCGAAACTTGGCGACTTCCAATTTCCGCGTTCTAAGTACGGCGACCCAATGCCGCTAGTGTGGGGAACAGTGCGCCAGAAATCGCCGATAACGGCTTGGTTTGGCGACTTCCGCCCGGTGCCAATTCGTAAGAAAATGAAGACCGGGCTTTTTAGTTCGAAGAAAGTTACGGTCGGTTATAAAAATTATCTTGGCATTGATTGTATTTTGTGCCTTGGCCCCGGCGTTCGACTTCGTAAGTTTTGGGCCGGTACTTACCTTGTTTGGGAAGGCAACTTAACTTCGTCCGGCGATATTTACATTAACAAGCCGAACTTGTTTGGCGGCGAAGACGAACGCGGCGGCCTGCAAGGTACGATTTCGTTTTACGACGGTCGTTTTGACCCGCCGCAAGATTCTTACTTGGTTTCGAAGATTGGCCCGAATGTTCCGGCTTACAACGGCTTTGCGCGTGCGTTGTTCAAAGCCTTTTATATTGGAACAGGTACGACGCCGGAACCGTTCAGCTTCGAAATTCAGCGCATTACGTCCGGCTTGCACGCGACTTATTCAATCATGCCAAACGGGTTGGACGTTAACCCGATGGAAATTGTTTACGACGCAATGACGCAGAAATGGGGCCGCTTCGGCAACCTTGCAAGCGAAATTGATTTGCCTTCGTTTACGGCCTGCGCGCAAACGCTGTATAACGAAGGCTTGGGTATGTCGCTTATTGTTCAATCTGCGATTACCGGAAAAGACTTGTTGGAAGAAGTAATGCGCGTCGCCGACGGCGTGTTGTATCAAGACCCGGCAACGGCGAAGATTGTTGCGAAGCTTGTTCGCCAAGATTACACGATTTCCGAACTTCTTGTTCTTGACGAATCTTCGGTTAAAGAACTTCGCAACTTCCAGAAAACAACATGGGAAAACACTTTTAACCAATGTCGCGTTACGTTCAAGAACCGCGCCAGTAGTTACGACGACAGCGTAGCGATTACCCAAGACTTCGCAAATATCAACTTTCAAAACCGCGTTAAGTCTACGGAAGTTTCGACGCCCGGCGTTACCGACGCGACGGTAGCAAGCAAGATTGCAGCGCGCCAGCTTTCAATTTTGAACGTTCCGCTTTACAAATGCGACTTGACCGTTAACCGCAAGGCGCAGAACTTGCGGCCCGGAAGCGTGTTCGTTCTGAATTGGTCGCCGTTCGGCATTTCAAATATGGTCATGCGTGTTACGAAAATTGATTTCGGCGAACTTACGTCTAACCAAATCAAGCTTTCTTGCGTTCAAGACCGCTTTTCATCTTCGACGCTTACGTTCGCACCGCCCGAAGGTTCAGGATGGACGCCGATTAGTACAGAACCTTTGCCGGTTACAACGCGCCTTCTTTTTACGCCGCCTGCGTTCCTTACCGGATACGACGACAGCGAAACCCCGACTTCGTTTGATTCTGCCGGGCGTCTGTACCTTGCCGCAGTTGCGCCGGGTTCTACGTCCATTTCTTACGACGCAATGACGGCCCCGGACAATTTCAGTTCGTCGCCTATTCTGTCGCTTGAAAGCGCCCCGTACAACGGCGGCGGCGTGTTGCTGAACGCCTACGCTTCGACAGTCGCCAGCGAAACCCGCAACGATACAAGCGGAAGCCTTGTCGTAACCGGCGTGTCGCAAGCAAACATCGAAGGTTTGCAGCAATACACGACGCTAGACCAAGCTCGCGACGGTTCGGCTTTCCTGCTGATTAATAACGAACTGTTCGTTTATGTGGGCTTCGTTGACAATGGCGGCGGTCAAGTTACGTTCCCGAACGTGTATCGCGGCGTTCTGGATACCGTGCCGGGCAACCATGCTGCGAACGACCGGGTTTGGTTCATTAGCGGAACCGACGGACTGTTGCCCGAACTCCTT